TGCCGCGCCACCGGCTGCGCTGGACAAGCGTTCCCCAAGACCGCCTTCGCCTTCACCAAAGCCTTGAAGGGCGCCAGTAGCCGTACCAGTTACGGCGCCTGTGCGGGCGCCTTGGGCAATACGCGCTCCCATACCAGCGGCGCGGGCCACGTTGGCCGCACCAGCAGCGGCAGAAGCGCCCCCAGTGGCGGGCGCTGCAAGACCAGCCGCAATAGCGGTGGGAATGGCGCCCGCTACTTCGAAAGCCCCAGCGCGAATCGGGTTTTGCTCACGATATTGGGCAAGGCTGGCGCGCTCTTGTTCCAGGGCGGTTTCGTATGGTGTGCCACCAAACAAAGAACGCAGGGCAGCGGTGGCTTCTTCACCACCACCAAAAGTAAGCCCCTGCAAAGCGGCAGCGGCGCCGCCCGGCAACACCGCACCCGCCGCTTGTTGGCGGCGAGTGTTTTGGGCAATCAGCCGATCAATAAGGGCGGATACGCTATCGCTCATTGAAACAGCCTTTCAGCGTTAGGGATACCAAGTTGACGGGCTAGTTCACGCGCTGCTTGTTGGGTAAGTGCGCCACTCTGAATGCGGTTAGTCAATTCAGCAACAACCGCAGGGCGCTGGGCTTCTGGAACCGCGTTAGATTGTGCTTGCTGGCTTCCAGGAATCGGACGCGCCTCTGGTAGATCACGGCGCGGCGGGATTACTCGACCCGGCTCCACACCATAACCGCGCGCCAGATCGCGGTAAGCGTCCGCTTCAACGTCATAGGCTTCACGGGCAGATGAATACCGGCTTTCTGCTTCACGCAGCAGTTGGGCGCGAAGTTCTGGCGAGAAGGCGGCGCCACCATTCAAACGGGCGATAAAGCCACCCAGCCGATCCATAACACTGGCACTAGCGACAATCTGCCCGGCTTCGTTTTCACGAACCACAGAAGTCGGGTCCAGCATCTTCGCAAAGGCGAATGTGAGGTTAATGTCATTCAAGCGGCTTGGCGTTTCACGCGCAACACCATCACGAATGGCGCGGATTTGTGGCCCCATCTGCAAGAACTCTTGAACCGGCTTCTGCGCGCCAAACTGGGTGCGGAGTTCGCCTTCAAGAGAAACTTGCTGTTGGCGTGTTGGCTGCTCGCTTTCCCGCGTTCCAGGCACCACAGAAATACCGCCGTCTTGCGTCACCTGATAAACCTTATTCGGGTCATAGAGTTGCGGCGAACCCAAAGAAGCGAAGTATGCCTGCGCCTCTGTGTTGGTTAGGGCGCGGGCGCCCCGTTGCTGCGCCGCCTGGAGATCAAGTTGTGTCAGCAACTTTAGGGCTTCGCCGGGCGGGAGTGCTTGCAATGTCGCCGCCAGTTCCGGTGTCATCGAAACCCCACGCGGGCGCAAAGACACCCCAGGCAAACTACTGGGGGCTGCTGGGGTGGGGGCTGTGATCTGCGCCTGGGTGGGTGTTAAAGAAGGCTGTTGGCGCTGCTGGGGTGGCTGGAAGCCAAGATCAACACCGCGTTGCAAAACATCTTCAGGAATTACGCGCCCAACTTCCTGAACCGACATGGCATTGACAAGGCGCCGCATGATATTCGGGTCAGATAGATCAATTTCTTGATTTGGGCTGACGCCAACACGTTGGGCAACTGCCTGGATATACGCAGGCGTGTTGTTTTCGGAAGGCGGCGCCCAGCGGCTCACGATTTGGTCAATCGTGTTCAAGCCGCGTTGACCATAAAGCTGAAGTTGGCGAACCGAAGCCGCCACCCCTTCTTCCGGCGTTTGGAAAACAGCGAAGCGCCCATCAGTGCCAATCGCGTTTGGCTGATTGGCGAAAGACAGATTAAGCGGATTATTCGTGCGAACCCCGCGCACCTCTTGGGGGTCTTGTCCTGGCGCAGTCCGCAATACCGGTACCTCGCCTGGGGCTGCTGGCGCCGCCTGTGTCTGTGCGCCAGTTGCCGCCTGCTGGACAGCATTGCCCAACAGCGTGGCTTGCTGTGGCGTCAAGTTGCCCTGCATCCGCTGAGCGATAATCTGGCTCAAAGCCTGCTGTTGGGATCGCTGCTGCGCGATTGGCGCCATTTGCGCCAGCATTGTGGGTTGACGCCCACCCAAAATGGCGAAGGCGTCAGTGAGTGCTGCCAAACCAAGCAACGTATTACCGCTTACGCCACTAGAAGGCGCTACGGACGCCTGTTGTGGTGCGGGAACCGGCGCGGGGAGAATTGCTGCTGGTTGCGCCTGCGGAGGTGGTTGATATTGCGGGACAGATACAATTTCAGCGGTGGGACGAACTACGCGCTCTTGAACCGGCGGTAAAGGAGGTGTTGGTTGCCGATCGCCAGGGCGGAGAGGGGCTTGTTCTGGCATCCCCATACCAGGCGAAAAACCTCCAGGCGCAGGCTGGACAGCCAAAGAACCGGGTAGATCACCCTCCATACCAAGGAATGGCCTATTCCCAGTTGCCAATACTCGCTGTGTTTCCGTCAAAACATTAAGTTGGTTTTGCAAATCTTCTCTTGAATAAGGAGAAGTTTGCCCAGGCTGAAACCGCAAAGAACGCATTCCACCAGATTGCGCCTCGAGCATATCAAGATATGACGCGATTTCACCGCGACTTAGGTCTTGTATAGGCCGCACACCAAATGTTTCACCCATAATCTTACCTTCCAAGCAAAGACGGCACCCGAATCGCCACAGGGCGGGGCAGATTCATCGCCATTGGTGAACGTGTTTGGGGCGCCTGGGGCGCGGGCATTGGGAGCAAGCCTGGGACTTGGGCAAACTGTTGCTGGGGCTGCTGCATAGCAGGCATCAAATCAGCAGGATTACCGCGCCCGGATTGCACATCGAACGCCTTCATTAAATTTTTGGCGGCACTACCCGGTGTACCAGAAGCCGCGCCAAAAGCATCGCCAATGGAAATAAGCCCTAAAGCATTACGCTGTTCTGGGCTAAACCGAGCGAATGGATCAGGGCGCGCTGGCTCTGGTACTCGCGGCGCATTAGTGGCTTGGCCAGCGGTAGCCCCTTCTGCATAGAACTCCGGCCCAGATGCAGGCATTGTTGGGTTTTGTTGCCCACCAAATCCTAAAAGCCCGCCAAGACTGTTGATTATATCTGAAAAGCCGAGCATCTCAATGATACCCCTTCCATTCGGGTTCGTCGCCATAATCTTGAATAATATGACTGGCGGCGATTGTTTTCCTTATTTCACTAAGCCTTTTTAACACAACTTGTTTTTTCACTTCGGGAAGATTTTTAATCCTTTGGGCGTTCTCATCAAGATAAGCTGTGCAATCCCAACAATCTCTACCAGTTTTTTCGCCGTTCCTGTACCCTTCTGGTATTTCAGCCCCCACAGCCTTCAAGTACGAAAAAACCTTTTCGTCACTCCAATCGTAAATGGGAAAATTATACTTCTTGCCATTCACCACATCGCCATGGCGGATGGATGATTGTCGGGCATCAGATCGCCTCTGGCCCCTAACAATTTCAGTCGCGCCCATAGCGTCAATGGCATGGAAAAGCGGAAGCCATACATTTTCAGCGCAGCAATTCAGATAAGACTGAACCAATGGAGCGTCACTTTTGAAGAACTGCCGCCCAAAAGAAGTATTATTCACAACAACAACATCAGAGGGATAGCCATTTTTGGCTATCTGGCTCGGTTGATCGCTTTTGATCTCAATAAAATTGGGCAGAACATTCTTCCATTTCTCCATGTAAGAAATGGTTTCTGGATATGCGGCGCCAGTATTAAGCCACACAACTGGCAAAGTATCCCACTCGGCTTTCAACAAATAAAGACAGGCTAAACTGTCTTTGCCGCCGGAAAATTGCAAAACTTTCATTAGAACAAAGCCGCCGCAGAGAGAAGGCCAGCAGCAGTGCCGCCGATTTGACTGACTGTTTGTCCAGCCCCCTGCGTCACTGCCTGTGTGCCAGATGTAGTGGTTGTCATTGGATTCGGGAAGAACCCAAGCGCCTGCTGCAAGATGCTAAGCTGTTCCAGCGGATAGCCGCGCTCTTCGGCAAACCGCTTATAGGTATCTTCAAGCCGGGCTTGTTCAAGCTGCTGCTGGGCGCCACCGGCGCCAAATAGGCCCTGGGCGCCTTGCGTAAGTGCCGCCTGCTCTGCGGCGCCTAGTTGCCCAAGCTGCCCCGCCGCCGCCAGCCTCTGCGCTTCCGCCTGCTGGGCTGTGGCAATGTCGCGGGCACCCAGCCCGGCGGCAGTCTCAAACCCGGCAGATCGAAGCTGTGCCGCCGTGCGGGCTGATTGTTCCAAAGCCGCCCGGTTGGTTTCGGCTTCCGCCACCCCTTGGCGTGATCCACCAAAAGCCCGCGCTGCCACCGCCCGAGCCGCACCTTGGCCCTGGGCGACTTGGCGTGAACGTTCAATATCCGCCAAGGTGGTGTCGATCACTTGCTGGGTGTAAGGGTTCTGATAGCCCTCCATTGCTTGCGCCACCGTTTGGGGCTGATAAGCCCCCGCCCGGCGGGCTAATTCCTGGGCCTGGGCAATAGTTGGCTGCGCTGCGGTGGCGGCTTGGCCAAACTGCGTGAAAGCTTGCTGCTGCTGCGGCGTAAAACCCGCCACCAGTTCGCCAGTATATGCTTGGTAAGGCCGATCAGCCGCCGTCTGTGCCCGGCCATAAACATCCAAGGCGCGGGCCTTGAACTCAGGGTCAACACTCTGAGTTTGGGTCTGGGATGTGGTCTGCTTTCCGCCGCCCTTACTCATGGCGTGATCTCCTTGGAAACTGTGGTCATTATACCTGTAAATCCTTGTGCTTTCAAAGCACGAACCCACCCAGGACGCCCGGTGCCGGTCAGTTTAGTACACCCAAAAGACCGCCCATAAACAACCAATGATGGGATCATATCGACTATTTGCTCCAACCGCCCGCCAACCAGCCAAGCGTGAAGCACGGAAAACTTCGGATATTCGATAATCTCGGTGACGATGGCGGCTTCCGGCGCGGGCCAGAAGGTGAACCGCCCTTCTTTTACACCAGCCTTAACGTCCGCCAGATCGTGCGTATTCCCGGCGTAATCCAAGGCATCTTGGAGCCAGCCGGAACACCGCTCAAATTCAGCATCTAATGGCGTCATAGGGACGAAGCCGAAATCACCCCGGAATTGGAAACCTCGATGCTCCATCGGGTTCCATCCGGGGACTGAAGGATCAGCCGACCAGGGGACACTTCGACATCGCGGTTCCGCTTGTGGTTTTCCGCATCGGCGCGCTCAATCAAAGACCGCACCGTCTGATCGTCAATCTGAGAATATATTGGGCGAGCCTGGGGCAACCTCAACGGCGTGACCCCGGCTGTGCGTTGAGCCGGAAGTTACCAACCCGCCAATCGCCTAACTCTACTGCCTCCACCCGGAAGGAAACCTGGCGGGCGGAGAACCGGACATCGGTGTACTGGGACGAAATGGTGTAAGGCCCATATGTGGTTTCTGTCCCTTCCGGGGCAAACCGGGTCTTGAACTCCACACTCACGCTACCCTGGCTGCGCTCGTCAGGGACAACCTGTTTGGCGACCATAATCTGATCGCCATTCCCCAACTCAATCGGCCCGGCTTCAGCGTAGAGAGTGGCGCCGTCATAGTTATAGCCCACTTCATGGTCATAGAAATAACCAGACGGATCGAACAGAGCCGGGTTCTGAAATACGCCATTGGAAATACCAGTGGTGCGGGCAATACTACCGATCATCCAAGTATTTTCGTGGTAATTCCACACCACATAACTGTCGCACTCAGACGAGCCTTCAGACGGGTAATGCCACCAAACCTCTTGATAATCCACATTTACCCAAGCCGCTATCTTGGCGGTTTGGTTGTAATTAATGTTGCGGAAAATATAGTCGCTGACGGTTGAGTCTAGTTTCTTCACCGTACCGTCAAAAAGATAGAAGGCGCCATCACCCATCCAAACGGCGCCATTATCCAAGCTAACAGAAGCCTGGGGGCTGATAACCCCGCAACCAAACCCAATCCGCTCAAAACCATATACGAACGGCGGACCCTGATAGACCGCCAAATGGGCATCGGTGGTTGTCAGCAACAAGGTGCCATAGCGTGTGCGCTCCCCGCAAACCAAGTTACCAGAAGTCGCCAACTCATAATCGCCCGCTTGGTTTGTCGCTGCTGGCGTCCAAGTGGTGTTGTCTTCCTGATCTGACCATTGGACCTTGCGGCCATTACCATCAGCGCCCAAGGCAAACAGAAACCGCTCGCCGGTTACAATGATGGCGTTATTGTTAGTTGGCGCATTCGTGATAATCGCAGCCCGCGTAGAAGCACCTAAATCCCATTCGTAAATACTACCTTCGTCAGACCGGCACGCCACCAAATATTCGCCCCAGTTGTCCAAGACCCAGGTAGATGCGTCAAGAATACCAGCCGCACTCAACTGAGGACGCGGTGTGCCATAGGTGCTTGAACCATAGGTCCAAACACCATAGCCCACAGCGTTTTCGCTATCCGTGCGCCCCACGCTGATTTCATACTTGTAAGTCGCGCTGCCTTGATTGGTTTCGGTGGTGGATGCGTTGCTGGAAGCCGTCACCGTATAGGCATTGGCGTTAGTAACGGTCACAATGTAATCGCCAGATAGCGTAATCCCGCTCGACCCAATAGCCGTACCAGAACTGAAGTTAGCGGTGTCGCCGGTTGTTAGCCCGTGGCTGGTATCCGCCACAGTAACAGTAGGCGAGCCAGAAACTGTGCTGAAGGCGTTAGACAGAGAACCCGTTTCACGGATCGGCGTGATATTCTGCGGCGCCGTATTGGCCTTCAAAGCATACAGCTTCGCCGCACCGCCAGCCGCAATAACCGTATCGCCATCGTTCTCGCGCCAAGCATGAGAACCACGCATAACGCCAGTAACCTGAACGTTCACATAAGAACCGCCAGACGCATACTGACGCTTCCGCCACCCACCAACAGGCTGCAACGTGCCTTCAATCCACCGCACCAAATTGGAATCGTACCACCGCCCAGCGGCTTGATATTGCGTACCCTGGCGGTAAATCCCTGGCGGGAGTTTAAGCGGAATATACGGCATTGCGCTTCACCGCTTCCATTTCAGAATGGATTGGACCGTCTTGGTTTCGTAAATCCGAATTGCGGTCCAGATTATTGTAAAAGCCGCCGCACTAGCAGGCAGAACCTGAGCCAATGTCCCGATCAGCGTGGCCACTGAAATGGCGTCCACAACGTGTTTAGCGGTTTCGTTGTGATCAATCGCCATTGTTCAGCCCTCTATCAATTTCTGCCCGCTGACGGCCAGAAGCATTTGCCCGGTTTGCTCATTTGCCCGGACCATCTCATTCCGAAAACTTTCCACCGCTGCGCCCGTCTGGCGCTGTTGCTGGCTGTTTTCGATCATCAAAATGGGAAGCCAGGCCATTGAACAAGCCCACTCGTCCACTTCCTTACCGGTATTTGGATTGGTCCCACGCACCTGAATAAACCAGGCGCAATCCAACTTCCGGCAGGGGTTAAAGCCATCTAGCGGGCAGTTATGTTTGGCTTCGATCTGCATCAGTCTTTAGTCGCCAATATGACATCGACGTAAGAAACAGCGAGATCGATAGCGGTGCCGGTGAAGGTGTGATCGTGGGGATTGCCGCCGCCTGTATTATTTATGGTGATGTTTGTTGTTGAAGATGCGGTTTGGCCGTTACTGTCGATATTATACAGAGAAGAACTACCACCCCTATCTACATCTGCTATTTTTTCCGGCACATTACCATGAGTATGCCCAGGGTCTTGGTAAGTATGACTGTGGGTTGGCATTTGGTCTATGGTAAGAGTTGTCGCCCCAACAGTGCCTGAAACCGCCTGAGAAACAAAAGCGGTGGTAAAATCCACACTACCGCCAGAACTAGCAGAACCAGAGACAACTCGAAGCGCCTTATCATTATGCGTGGTTGATTTCGTCCAGCCAGTAGGTGCCGCCGTCTGGGCGAATAGCATCACCGTACCCGACGGAAAGGCGTCCACCTTGGCGGTAGCCGCTGGGAAAGTAAGAGTATTAGAACCAGCCGCAGCCGGAACGGCAAACGTAACAGAACCAGACGTTGAACCGTTAATCTTAAAGGTGCCGGAAACACTAGCCGTTTTACCAGTACCGATATTGATCCCGACACTTGTCCCACTACCCGCCGCCGCAAATACCGCGTCCACCAAATCCAAATCGGTGTTCAGTTTACCGCCCCAGCTATCGGCAGAAGCCCCAACTTCCGGCTTCGTCAGCCCCAGGTTGGTTGTGGTGGTATCAGCCATTTATTGCACCCTTGTCCATGTCTCAGCGCCATCCGGTATCGCTGTCCAAGTATTAGACACCGGGGCTGCTGGGGTCCAAACCTCTGAACCATCTGCAATCGGTGTCCATATTGTAGCGGAATCCGCCGATTGGGTCCATATTTCTGTGCCATCTGGAATGTTTGACCACTTAAGAATGGCCGATACTTCCATGGCGCCAGAGGCAGAAAAGGCCGCTGCCCCCGAAACAACCATCTGGCCAGAGACAGATAGGCTTCCAATGCCTTCTATCGTCACCGCGCCCAGGTAAACCACCACCCCAGAAGCCGTTACATCCGCCACACCATCTATGGCGACAGCGCCATTCTGGATACGCTGGGCCGTGGCGGCTAGATCGCCAACCCCGTCTATGGCGACCTGGCCCGCCTGTATCCGCTGGGCTGCTACCGCCAGATCGGCCACACCATTAATCTGCGCCGCCCCTGCCGCCGTTATATTGGCTGAAACGGCCAAATCAGCAGTGGCGTCAATCGCAACCTGGCCCTCAACAATCGCCCCAGAAAGCGCCGCGAATGGGGTCTGGGCGAAGGTTGAGAAGCCAAACATCTATCCTACTCCGCTGGCGCGATTATCAGTTCCCCGGCAGCAACCAGGGCCATGATGTTCTGGTAATCCGTGTTGGCTGGGTCCAATGGCACAAAGCTAGTCACGCCGTTGATGTCAACGCGGATGTTTGAAGGACTACCATTTGAACCACCACAGTATTGAGCATTACTA